CAAAGCCTAATATCTTCTCAGTCTTCACAGAATCTAACTGGTCATAGATAACAAGATATTCGTTAGCTAAGTCCATGAAAGTATTAATAAATTCCTGACTTGGCTGGCCCGCTGTAAGCCCTGCGGCTTGCTGGCACATCCTCCAAAGAGTTTCTTCTGGCTTCATTTCAAGAGAGGCAATCGCAATCTTTTTCCCCTGACACATTAGAGACAGTGCGACTTGGCCGGTAATCATTGATTTTCGATGACCAGACATACCACACCACAGCGAAATCTCGGTGGGCCTTAGCTTGAAGTGATTATTTAACTTAGCCCAGGGCAAAAGGTCACCTGAAAGCTCAAGGTTCTTGGCTCTCTCGTGTATCTGCTCCCGCCAATGCCCAGCATGGTGTATCTCTTGGGCTTCAGCTTCGCCTATGATGGATATATAGTCTCTGAAATCCACGTTAGAGGGAATATTCATATGATTATCTCCCTCGGCTTAAACTCTTTATCTTCTTTGCGGTTCCTTTTCCAAGTCCTAACCGCAGCTTTCCAATCCTTCATTGGGCCAGTATTTAGCTGCCAGCCTCTCGCTTCGTAATAATCACAGAAATGATTACCATCAAGTGAGAAGCCTATTTGCTGTGCATAGTCCTCAACTTCATTAGGTTTGGGCTTCTTAAACTTAGTTATTTGTTTATGGTTATTAGTTAGTGGTTTATGGTTAGGTGACCGTTCGTCACCATTCGTTGACGATTCGTCACCAGTCCTGCTACCTTTTGCTCTATTCTTTTTATTGATTGCTGCCCTGTCATGGTATGCCGCCAGCTCTTCAGCTATGCGCTTTTGCACATAATGCTCACCTTCTAGGGTAAAGAACCGAGACAGCACAAATTCTACTGCTGCAATCTCTTCATCTGAGACTGCCCAAGTCCATTCAATAGCTTGCTCTCTGGTGGGGAATTGTTCCCTATCGTAACAACAGTCCATAATTAGCGTGTACGCGCCGTGCTGAAGCATTGTCAGCTTGCCCGCTTTTATGGAGTAGTCGCCAATATTGCGCTTGTAGTAGTGCATAGTCACTCCGCTTAAATTGTTACTCCCAAAAATAGAATGCGCCACGGGGGAGTGAGAGCCGTTTTCACTACGGGAGCTACCCGCAGCTAGGCGCAAGCACATAATATCAAGTGTTGTGTTGGATAACTAGCTACCCCAACACGCGCGTTGGATAACTAGTTAACCCTACAAACTGCAATTGCAGTCCCTATCATAAATTGAATGATAAAATCCCAACTGGGATTTTTATGCCCATAACACATTGATTTAACTAAGTCTAGGACATAAATTTATTTTTTCTGTACAAATTTCATGACAAAGTAGCTATAGCTATAACTCTAGGTACAGCTATAACTCTAACTATCCTATCGCTCTAAGCTTTGCCTGGATTAGGGCTTGCTTATCGGACTCACTCAGCCGCTCGCCCTTGTCGCGTCTAGCTTGTGCAATTGCAACTATCATATCGTCTATTGCTCGCTGGTCCTGATTGGACCTATACAAGGGCCTGTAGCGATTATCTGAGTCATCTGGATAGAGCGCAGACCAATCCAGACCAATAGACTCCAGCACATCCAATGCACCACACCCGCCGTGACAATGAATCAACACGCGGTTCCCGCCTTCAATCTCAGTGACTGATAGACTTGGCGTCCCGTCATCATGCGCAGGACACCTAGCAATCCACTTGCTGTTACCTGTCTTCCGAACCATCTCCAAACGCTCAAGAATTGTCTCTGCTTTACTCATTCAATATCCCCCAAAATGTACCCCTTGGCAGGGTTTCAAGCACTAATGTCTTAGTAATACCCTTCGGCGTGGTGATTATATGCCTCTCAGAGCCTTCTAATCGTACACAGGAGCGATTTTCTGCATGTACCCCTACCCTATGTAGGTCAAATGCTTTTATTCCTGAGAATGCCTCTCCGCAAGCCGGACATCTACATATTCTGCCGCCTGGTTTTAGCTTGTAATTAGTTGTTGGCATGGTTACCCCTATAGATTAAATAGCACTAGCAAAGTGAAGCCGACCATAATTACCCCAGATAAGATGGCGTATACAGTCTCGGATAATTGCTCTATTTGTCTGTTATTCATGGTATAATTTCCTTCTCCTTTGTGGATTAGCCCCCGTAGTTTGGGGGCGCTCTTTTTACAATTTATAAAATCGGTTGCTGGTTCATTCTAACGACCACGTTATCTGGTTCTAACTCCCAGCGTTTAGCTAATTGCATTTTTAATGACGCTAATTCTGGCGTGCTAGGTTGATATGGTTTTGTACCGGCAAATTCACAAAGCTTTGCCCATGTCAGACACTTAGTGTTTCCGTTAATACTTATCTGAAAATCAATCATAATTAACCCTCATTGCATAATTTAATGAAATTTAGAAGCTTATCGACGTTTAGCCAGCCAGCTATCCAGTAGTTTTCTGATACTAAGTCGAATTGTTTCCTGATATCGGCGTCTTCTAGTAGCCAAAGCGCTTTAAAGTAGTCTTTGTGTGATATGCCTACCTCAACAGAATGCCAGGGACCATGTTCTTTTTTCGGGCTAGAGTAATGGGATGCGCTTGCCTGGATTGATAGCTCAATTCCGTTATTAAGTGTTATCAACTCGGTCACCCGCGCGGAGTCTAGGTGTAACTGTAATTCTGCTTTATTCATGATTACCCTCTCGCTATTAGATTATTAATTACTTTAGACATAGCTTTGCCATGTGCCGCGTAAGCGATTACCTTTACGGATTTATCCCAGCATTGCCTACAGGTGCCGCATTTGCCGTCATTGTCATAAGCTTTGCATAATGTCATGGATTCGCTGGCATCTTCTGGTGTTGGCACAATGGTGCTAGTGGTTTTTCCTGGTATGGTTTCGCCCGTTACTGAATCGCTGGAATATCTAACAACCGCGTTAGGCAATGCCTGTATATCGTTTAATACCTTGTGAAACTTTTTAAACTTGTGCGAGCGCGTTGGTAGCCAATGGTTTACCCAGGGCGTGCGCTCCATCACAAGCTTTATTTTTTCGGCAAGCTTTACTGAATACAGGTCGCCACTATCAAACCAGCGGAAATAGCGGCTATTGTCCAATGCCTGCACCATATCCGATACCCAGTCGTCCCGTTTCCAATCGTCTTTATTGTGTACTCTAGGCGCTTTGACATTAGGGAATCTATAATTACCCCCAGCGGCATAGCATCCCGCACAAGCGGGCACTAGTTCGCCATTCTCAATAGAACCCGGGCAAGTATCGCGAGCCACTAGTGACCAAGATAAGCATGGCATTTTGGATGGTTTTGAAAGCTTAATCATTATTTAATCCTCCGAGAGTTTAATTCCATACAGGCGTAGTGGTATTCATCCCAATATTGACCGGCTTTCACATTGCCGATTGAATCACCTATAACCGCTGCTTGTTTAGCATCATCCCTGATATATTCTAGCGAGTCGCTAGATAGTTTCTTGAATCTTGCCATTGTTTCGGAATGCCAGTTGTTCATTATTACTCTCCTGCCGCTCTGTTGAATGAGATAGCGGATGCGGTCACTAGGCATAGCCACACCATTACGGCGGCGGCCAAGTTAAGCGGAGCTATTGCAAAGAATACTGGAAGGCTAAGGAGCAAAAACCCAAAGCCGAAGAATGCCTGTATTAACTGATGTATCATTGTTTAACCCTCTGTTGTTGGTTTCCACAGACCCCATAAGGGGTTTCGGCCAGTTACCATCTGGCCTCTTCAGTGTGGATTAAAGAGAGCCAAAGATTAGCCCGAATACACTCCAATCGTTTGTGGCTTTCAGTCTACCGTCTGTATAGGTATAGATTCGCACGCTCTCCAACCTTCCGACATCAGCCTTTTGGCGAACGTGATATTGCTCACCCTCTGAGCCTTTGAAGTCCTTGAGGCGTTTAACCTTTCTGGAAATCTGTAGCCCTGTGTCTGTATTAGAAACGTAGTACATATATAAATCCTCTGTATTGGTTAGTGATAGCCCATCCATGGGCGTTTATCGTTTATGAGTATTTAGCAATCTCTGCTTGTATTTCTTTTGTTGCTCGGTTTGACATAGCGGAGCGAAGCATACCTTCAAGGTATCTAATAGCTGTCTCTGTGTTGCCCAGCGCCGCGTGCTGTGCTGCTATTTGAAAGTGTTTAATGTGCTGCTTCATTATTTATACCTTTTTAGTTAGTGGTTCTGCCTAAGCAGTGATAACTATATTATGGTAAACGATAGCTATTGTAAAGAATTATTTTCACTTTTTTTACTGGTTTTTTGTACAGTGATTTCTGGTCATATTGGTTGCCATACAAACCCTCATACTGTCAACCTGTTAATCCATCCAGTACTGTATATCCATCCAGGCTGTGCGTTTATACAGTGCTTCTATAGAACGAGCGTTCGCTCGGTGAGCTGGGGTGCTGAAATGGGGGCGGGGAGGGGAGCTGGCGCGCTGTAATTATTATAGTACCCACCCAAATTTGCAAAAGGCCAATTTCAAAAAAGCGACAAAATAGTCTTTTTATCAATAAGTTATACTTTTTGGTATTTTTCGCTAAATATTGGTATGATTCGCTAATGAATGATTTAAATGCACCAAGTGGTATTACTGACTGTTCTGTAGAGGAAGAACCTAAGAAGAGGGGAAGGGGTAGACCTCGTAAACCTGATAGGTTGATGACTCGCCAACAGTGGGAG